ACGCAAAAGAAACTGGGACGTGCAGACATCTGGCAGAGTGGGGTATATATTGGTTTAACAGATTCCAAGAAAAAGGAATTTTAAAGCCTTGGTTATTTAACGTCGAGGAAATCGAGCAGGACGTTAGAAAGGAATTACGTTTAACTAGCAGATACGTTGAAGAGTCAACAGTTGGCGCCAAAACAAAAAATAAGATTTGGAAATTGTTTATTTTGCAATCAATAAGCAATAACGCAAAACTTGACGAATTGATATGACAGTTTTTTTAGGCGATCAAGCTAAACGACTTTATTTTACTAGGGATATGCCTGTAAATTCTATAGGCGTATTTTTAGGGCCAGATGGCAATTATCTATATTGGTATTGCGAAGGTCATACCTACGATACTGGAAGCGCTGAAACGGAACAAGAAGCGTTGGAAATAGCAAAGAGAAATTTTAAATAAACTAAACAAATAAAAAACAATGGACAAAATTTATGTTGGCGCAGGCCGTATTTTACAGACGCAATTTGGAATTTTACCAAAGGTTGCATTTAGTAGAAAAGATTTAAACAAGCTAATTGCTTATCTAGATGCAAATGGTTCTGAGTGGGTTAATTTAGATATGAAAGAAAAAAAGGAAAAGACAGAGGGAAAGGCAACGCATTATTTTGAGGTTAGTACTTATCTAAACGATAAGCCAAATGAAAAAAATGAATGGGTTCCAGTTGTAGCTAAAAAAGAAATAATTGAAAAATATGAAAAAGATACTTTACCATTTTAAGCCTAAAAAAAGGGATTTGTTTAGCATTGTAAGTACTTGTCTAGCAATATTTCTTTTTATTTATTTTCAAATGCCTTTTGGCCTTTTGTTTATGTGTTCTGTATTTATGTTTACAATCTTTCTAGACTTTATTTATAGCCTTTGTGAATGATTAGTTTTAAGCTAAACCAAAAGCCGTTAAGCATAAACGAAGCCTGGCAGGGCAAACGCTTTAAAACTCTAGCTTATAATGCTTACGAAAAAGCGATGCTTTTACAAATGCCAAAGGGAAAAATTGATGCAGAACAAATGCTTAGGATTGAGTTTTTTTTTGGCTTTAGCAACAAGGCAAGCGACTTAGATAATCCGGTAAAACTTCTTTTGGATATTGCGCAGAAAAAATACGGCTTTAACGATAAAAACGTTTTTGAGCTTAACGTTCGCAAATGCATTGTAAAGAAAGGCGAGGAATTTATACAGATGGTTATTTATCAGCTTTTGCCTTTTTAAATGAAAACAATACACAGTTTATCTGGAGGTAAAACGTCAAGCTTTATGGCTCTGCATTACCCAGCAGATTTTAACGTTTTTGCATTGGTTACAATTGACGAAATTAAATGCAAGCCTTTAGATGCTGGAATTGTTAGATACGTTTCTGAAAAGCTTAATTACGATTTTATAGCAACCGCAGAAAGTGACGCAACTCTTTACGCAATGCGAGACCTTGAGCAATTGTTAGGGAAGGAAATAACTTGGGTGAAAGGTCAATCCTTTGATAAGCTAAACAAAAGCCGTAAAGCTTTGCCAAATCAAATGTGGAGGTTTTGCACGACTGAAATGAAGATGCGACCAATATTTGATTGGTGGTTTAAAAACATAGGCGAAAAGGTAAAAATGGGCGTTGGATTTAGATATGACGAAAAAGAAAGAGCAGAAAATTTCTCCCAAACCTTTAAAGGAATAACAGGAAAAAGAGGAACGTTAAACCGCTGGGAGGAAATAGAGTGGAGAGAGGGTTGGTTTCCTTTGATTGAAGATAGACTAACTCACTACCCTATTTATCAATGGGCAGAAAAAAGCGGAATATCTTTTCCTGCTGATAGCAATTGTGTAGGATGCTTTTGGAAACCTGTGCAGCAGCTTAGAAAAAATTGGAATAATGAACCTAAGAAAATGCAATGGTTTTCAGACCAAGAAAAAAATGCGCAATGGAAAAAGGAAATGAGTTTTGAGCAAATTAAAAAAGTGGGTTTACAACAAGACTTTTTTTTTGGCACTGGTTCTGGTTGCCAAGCTGGATTTTGTACGGATTAATACAAAATCTATCTTTTTGATTGGATAATTGTTTTAAAGTTATATTTGTGGAAACAAAAGCAAAAAATGAGTTTAGAGGAAGGTTTACTAATTAGAAAAGCAAGAAAGGCTAGCGGTTATACTCAGCTAGAATTGTGCGATAAATTAGAAATGAGTCACGCGCCAATTAATCAAGTAGAAAATGGTTGGGAGTCTATTTCTTTACATAACTTGCGTAAAATATGCGATGCAATAGGATTAGAGGTTATTATTAGGCATAAAAATGGCTAAAGCTTTACCTAAATCAAAAACAGATTATTCTTTGGAAATACGTTACAGGCTAAGAGATGGACAATGGTCTGAATGGTCTAATAAAGGAAAAGGTTTATTTGAAAGCATAGAAATAGTACAGAGACAGATTAGAACTCTTGCAAGCGCTTATCAAGGTAGAGAAAAGGAAGTACGATTTGAATGGAACGGATGGCTCTGCGATTTCCAGGGAAAGCCTACCGGACAAGTAATTGAGTTAAAATAGATAGTTTTTTTGGGTTTATGTTAACTGCGAAAAGCCTTGCTCAATCGGGCAAGGTTTTTTGTAAATTTGTACTATGAGCGGAAGACCAAAAGCAATATTTGATTTACCAGAAAACTGGTATAATGAGGTACTAAGCCTTTACAAAGAGGGCGCCTCAGATGTAGAGATTAAAGCGCTTATTTATCAATGGAGAGGATCATTTTCCAATGATTTATGGGATCGTTGGATAAAAGAAGAGGAACAATTTTCGGAAACCATAAAAATGGGAAAGCTTTTATCAGAGGCTTGGTGGAGTAAATCTGGCCGTAAAAACTTGGAAAATAGAGACTTTAATTATACTGGTTGGTATATGAATATGAAAAACAGATTTGGTTGGACTGATAAACAAGCGGTGGATATTACAAGCCAAGGAGAAAAAATGACTCCGCCAATCGAATGGTTGCCAAGTAATTAATGGAATCAATAAAACTGCTAGATAAATACAAGCCTTTATTTTACGAAAGGCCTAAAACTAGATATTATCTAATAACTGGCGGACGTGGCTCTGGTAAGTCTTGGACTTTATCCCTTTTCCTTTTAAATCTAACTTACGAGGAAGGCCACGTTATTCTTTTTACCCGTTGGACGCTAACAAGTGCCTTTATTTCGATTATTCCAGAATTTATTGACAAAATAGAGTTAATGAATAAAGAGGGCGACTTTGAAATTACCCAAAGCGAAATAATTAACAAGGTAACCGGCTCAAAGATTCTATTTCGTGGAATTAAGACTAGCCAAGGAACGGCAACGGCAAACCTTAAATCAATCGCTGGAGTTACAACTTTTATTCTTGACGAATCAGAGGAACTAAACGATGAGGATGTATTCGACCGCATAGACCTTTCGATTAGAGCGGCAAATAAGCCTAACAGAGTCATTCTTGTTATGAATCCTAGTTACAAGTCGCATTGGATTTATAATCGTTTTGTAAAGCAGAAAACAAGCAACTGTACTTACATTCATACAACGTATTTAGATAATCAGAGAAACCTTTCGCAAAGCTTTATTGACCAGGCGGAAAGAGTTAAGCAAGAAAACCTCCACAGATTTGAGCATTTATTTTTAGGCAAATGGCTAGAGGATTCTGAAGGCTTACTTTGGTCAAAGCCTTTGATTGATAAAATAAAGGTCATTTCAAAACCAGATTTGGAAAGAATAGTTGTTGCGATTGACCCAGCTGCTTCGGCAAATTTAGACTCGGACGAAACCGGTATTGTTGTACTCGGAAAAGATAAGCAAGGCAAAGGCTACGTCTTGGAGGATTTATCTGGCAAGTATTCGCCTAATGAATGGGCAAAAGTAGCGAGCCAAGCCTTTAAGAATTGGGATGCGGATTGCATAGTAGCAGAAAAGAACCAAGGAGGCGATATGGTAGAAAGCGTTTTAAGGTCGCAAAACGCGACTGCAAGAATAAAGCTTGTAACTGCAACAAAGGGAAAGTATGTCAGGGCAGAGCCTATCTATAGCCTTTATGAACAAAATAAAATTTACCACGTTGGGCAATTTCCAATACTTGAAAGGCAAATGGTTACCTTTGATCCAGATAAAGGCAAATCGCCTGATAGAGTAGACGCCTTGGTTTGGGGTCTAACTGAATTAATGCTTGGAACTAAATTTGAGTTTTCAATATGAAAAGAGAAACGATTGCTTTAATACTTTGGATGATATGTTGTTACCTTTTAATTTCATTTGTTTTCCTTTCTTTTAATATTTTTTTATGGGAATGGTATGGGCGTTTGGGCCTTATTGGACTTTGGTTTTGGGGAGTAGGATATTTTGAAAAAAATATTTAGGTATATTTGTTAAAACGAATATGCTATGCTATTAAAGGCTCTCAGGGATTACATAACTCCAGCGGTTATTTCGACGCCTCAGAAACCAGATGTAAACCTATTAAATCAGATTCTATACGGCCAATTTACGGCCTCTACGCTTGTTGTTTGGTACGACTCAAATCAGCAAACATTTATAGACAAAGGATACAAAGGCAACGCCTTGGTTTATTCAATCATTCGTAAAATAGCAGAAAAGGGTAAGCAATGCCCAACTTTCGTTTACAAAGAGACAGAGGCAAGCAAGAGATATAGAGGAGCTAAATACACGACTAAGGAATTAAACCGCTTGCAATCAATCGCAATGCGTAAAAAGGAGTTGGTTGACGTTACCTATTCAGACCCAGTTAGTCAGTTGATTAAGAATCCTAACCCGATGCAAACTTGGTCGGAATTCTTGGACAATATGCTAACGTGGTACAATACTAGCGGAGAAATATTTGTTTATGGATTTCAGCCTACTGAAGGCCTTAATAAAGGAAAAATAAAGGAAATGTATGTGATGCCTTCTAACTATGTGGAAATAGTTGCTGGCAACCTATTCGAGCCGGTTTGTGGCTATAAATTGATTATTGGAGACCAAAATATTGAGATTCCAGCGAGTCAAGTTTTGCATATTAAAAACACAAACCTTACTTGGGATTTAAACGGTGCGCAACTTCGTGGAATGCCTCCGCTTTTAGCTGGATTAAAGACTTTGCAAGCTAACAACGAAGCAACTGAAGCCAAGCAAAAGACTTTCCAAAATGGAGGTGCAAAAGGCATTATTTCGCCTAACATTACAAATCCTGAGTTTTGGCCGTCTCCAGAGCAAAGAGCTAAGATGGACGAAAGAATAGACGAAAGAATTAATGGAAATAAAAACATTAATAAAATTGTAGCGTCTTCTATTCCATTGCGATATGATTCGATCGGATTGAGTCCGGTTGCAATGGATATTATTAATTCTCAAAATATGGACTTGCAAACGCTTTGCGGATTGTGGGGTGTTAACCCAGTTTTGTTTAGTTCAAACGCTACCTATGCGAATTTGGAAGGAGCGCAAAAGGCTTTGGTTACTGACGTGATTATGCCGCAACTTCAGATGATTGAGGAGAAGTTTACTCAATGGCTTTGCAAGTCATATGGAATGGATTACGTCATTGATTTTGATATTTCTTCTTTCTCCGAACTTCAGCCAGATGTAAAGGTTATTTTAGAAACGTATGGTAAATCACCGTACTTTACCGGTAATGAAGTTAGAAGTTTATTGAACTGGCACGCTAGCGAAGACCCAGCAATGGATATTCATTGGATTCCAAATAATGTAATTCCAAGCGACGAAGCTTTAGGAAATGCAGCAACGGATTTTACCGATTTCCAAGCTTAAAAAATGAGGCTTATTAATTACTCCAAGGTTAGAAGGTCGGCGCAAGCTGATTTAAAGAGATACGAACGCCTTGGGGTAAAGATTTTTTTTGAGGCTCTAAAGCTTCAGTCTAAGCCAAATCCTTCGCCTATACCGATGCAAAAGGCTTATATTAAATTTTATCAAGATGTATTTATAGATTCGGCAAAAAAGGAGTTTAACCGTATACGTCAAGACAACCGAGAAAAGGCTTACGTTCCGGATGAATTTTTTTTAAATACTTGGAAAGAGTGGATCAAAGATTGGGTTTTGCAAAACCTTAGCCAACTTATTTTTGATGTCAATACCAATACAGATAATAAGATTAAACAAATAATTGCAGAGGGTATTGAGGCTGGTTTAAATCCTTTTCAGATTGAAAGACTTTTACTTGAGCAAATACCAGACCCAAAGCGAGCAAGAGCAATAGCAAGAACTGAATCGACAAGAGCGTTTAACGAAGGCAAAAAGAAAAGCGCACAAGATTGGGCCAATCAAACCGGTACAAACCTTTGGAAAATATGGATACACGGCGGATCTAAAGAGCCGAGGTTTCAGCATATTCAAGCGCAAAACAAACCAATCCCAGCCAATTCCTTTTTCGAGTTTACTTCGCCTAAAATTGGGGTTGTTCAGATGGACAAACCAGGAGACATAAACGGTGGAGCGGCTCAGACGGTTAATTGTTCGTGCGTTGTGGTTTACGTTTCCGAGGCTTACGCAAGACGTAATTTCCGAGAATGGTTTACTGAAACACCTAGAAGGCCTTTACAACCATCTCAAAATATAACTCCAACAATTGAAGTAGTAGAAGAATTTATACCAAATCAAGCAAAGTTTACAGATTTCAATCAATTTAAGGATCAATATCTTACTTTAGCAAAAGGTAATAAGAACATCCAGAATAATAGTATGGGTGAGCTTATAGATGGTAAATACGAAACTGTACAAAATGCATTTGCTGAAATACAAGGATTTAGAGGTTTACCAAAAGTTTTATCGGATCAGGAATTTTTAAGATTGTCAAAAGACCCTAATTATACTTTAATTTATAGAGGGATTTCAGATGTACCTAGTCAAAATCTAAAAGCAGATAAATTAATTGACAAATACATTAAAGGGGATTTGTACGGAGCAAGAGATAACACTTACGGAAACGGTACATATTGGGCCAGTAAAGATCAGTATGCTATAGCTAATGGATATGCTATAGGAATTGATAAAAATGTTTTACCAGCCCTTATAAATAAATCTGAAATGAAGGTTGGCGATTTCTCTATATTAGAGCAACAATGGGTTAAGGAAACTAAAAAATACAAAGAAGAGGTAATAAAAAAGTGGGAGCAAAAATTTAACTTTAGGGCTGCTTCAAACAATTTGTTTTCTAATGATTTTAGAAAAAATAACCCAGAGGCATTTGCAGAATTTATTACTGAGTTAAAAGCTTTTGCTGAATTTGGAGGTTGGGCAACTTCTAAAGGATATGACGCATACACAATTAAAGGGCCAAGCCCTAATTTTAATCAATTTGGATTTGATCAAGTAGATTTTGTTGTTACTCTAAATAGAACAAAAACAATTGTACCAAAAACTTTAAGAGGTAAGTTATGATAGGTAAAATATTAGAATTTCGAGAAACGGAAAAAGAGATAACTAGAAAAATAGCTAAATATTTAGGGTATTTAGATGAGTTACACAATGGGAAAATTCCAGAAAGTAAATCTCAATTGGTATTTGATTTCTATAAATATTCATTAAGTCATATAATCACAAATTTAGATGACATTCCAAAAAAGTACCGAGAAATATTTGCTGACTGATTTTTGGCATTTATCGCCTTTTGTTTCCTAATTTTTTTTATTTGTATATTTGCTTAAACGAATAAGCTAAATGGCTGACGAAAACGAAAAGAGTTTTACAGATTATCCAGAGGCGGTAAAGAACAACGCTAGACGTGTTTTAGATTACGTTGAGGAGAATGGATGGGGACCGTGCGGAACGCCAGTAGGCAAGCAACGAGCCAACCAGCTCGCAAGCGGTTTTCCGATTTCGTTGGACGTTTTAAAAAGAATGTATTCTTATTTAAGCCGTCACGAAGTAGATTTGGAAACCTCCACATCCTATTCAGATGGATGCGGTTTATTAATGTACGATGCTTGGGGCGGTAAAGCGGCTCTCGTTTGGAGTAAAAGAAAGCTTAGGGAATTAGGCGAAATAAAGGAAAACAAAACGACAATGATATTAAAAGGAATTAATCAAGGTTTTGCAGATAGCGATATGAAGCAAGGAATCGTTTCTGGCTATTTTGCCGTTTTCGGTAACAAGGATTTGGACGGAGACGTAATTGAACCAGGAGCGTTTAGCAAGACAATCCAAGAGCGTGGCCCAGCTGGAAAGCAGTTGATTAAGTACCTACTCGACCACGACAAGAATAAAGTTGTCGCAAAAATTACAAACCTTTACGAAGACCAGAAAGGTTTGAGATACGAGGCTAAGATTGGTAGCCACGCAGCCGGTCAAGACTTTCAGAAAATGATTGAGAGTGAATTGATTAACCAACATTCTTTTGGATTCCGTACAATAAAGGAAATGTACGACGACCAAGCCAAGGCGAATTTGATTAAGGAGGTAATGATGTACGAAGGTTCAGCGGTTCAATTCTTGGGTGCTAATCCTGAGACTACATTTATCGACCTTAAAAGCGAGGCGGATGCCTTTGAATATTTGAGCAGACTAGAAAAGTTTGTAAAGACTTCAGATGCAACCGACGAAACACTTGAGAAATTAGAAAATCAACTTAAATCACTTATGGATTTATTAAAGCCAGCCGAAGCTACTTTAGTAGAGAAACAAGCCGTGGAAGTTGAGACACTAACTATAAACCAACTAAAAAAAGAACTTGAAAAATGGAAAATTTAACTATTGATGCCGTTAAGGCGGTAATCGCAGAGGCTGGCGAGGCTTTGAAAGCTAAAGCAGCAAATGCAGAAGTAAAAGCCAATGAGGCTTTTGAAAAGGCTGAAGCTTTGTTGAAATCTTTCGACAATGTAGTAAGCAAAGAAGAGGCTGCGGAAATGCAGAAGCAACTTGACAAATTGGATATTGCTTTGCAAAAGAGTGCAGTTGAAAAAGAGGTAAGCGCTGAAGATTTTAAAAGCGCTTTTATTAAGGCTTATGCGCCTGTACAAGCTGAAATCGAAAGACTAAAGAATGAGCCTAATTCTCGTTTGAAAGCTCCTTTGGTTTTTGAAATTAATGAGAAAGCAGTTGGAACCATTACTTTGGCCTCAACCATTGCTAACGCTAACTCTAGCTCTCAAGTAACTATTTCTGAGTTTACTGGTGTTGTTTCTCCAGTTAGACAAAGATTGCTTGTTTACCTTTCTAACGTATCTGTTGGCGCAATCGGGACTCAGTATGCCGTTTGGGTTGAAGAATACGACCAAGAAGGTACTCCAGTAATGATCGGTGAAGGTGTTGAGAAAACTCAAATTGACGTTCAATACAAAGAGCAAAGAGCTAAAGTTGAGAAAATTGGCGTTCATATGAAAGTTTCTATGGAAATGTTGGAAGATGCTGCTTACTTGGCTTCTTACATCCAATCCAATGGTGTTAAGCGTGTTGAAACTGTAATCGAAAACCAACTATTTACTGGTAACGGTTCTTCACCTCAACTTGCTGGTTTGCTTTCTAAGTCTACTGCTTTCACTGGAGCTTCTATGGCTGGCGGTGTTGAGTCTGCAACTAACTGGGATGTAATTCACGGAATCATAGCACAAGTAAAAGCTGCTAATGGAACTGCTAACGGAGTATTCGTTGAGACTGGAGCTTATCACTTGATGCTTTCTGAGAAAGATGCTGAAAAGCAATATATCCTACCAGCTGGCGTTACTTTCAACGCTAACGGCGGAATCAACGCTTGGGGAGTTCAAATCATCCCAACTAACGCTTTGACTGGAACTGCTGCCGACTTTGTAGGTGGTGATCTTTCAGTTATTAACGTTCGTTTGCGTAGCGGATTGCAAGTTGCTATTGGAGAGTCTGGCGATGACTTTATTGACAACTTGAAAACTGTTAGAATCGAGCAGCGTTTGGTACAATTCGTATCTGCTAACGATACTCCAGTTTTGGTTAAGGGAACTTTTGCAGCTGCAAAGGCTATTCTTGAGACTACCTAATTTCATAAGGTGTTTATTTTGGTTAAAAGGGGAAGCATTTTGCTTCCCTTTTTTATTACAAATACTTGAAAATCACTATAGAAAAAAATATTTATTACATTTAAAGAAAAAAAACGATGGCAGACTTTACATTATGCAAGCCGCAAAGATGTAAACTTAAAATTAGTTGCGAGCGATATTTAACTAAACCAGGAGAGGCGCAAGCATATTTTCAAAAAGAGCCTTGTAATCAAGAAGGGACTGAATGCCCAATGTATTTTAAAAAGAATTGTAAAACTTGCGGTGAAATATGACTTTAACAGAACAAGAATTTTTAGAAGCAGAAATAAAAGAGTTTAAACTCACTATGGCCAATTCTGATTTTGTGGCATTGGCTAAAGAAGTCGCAGAATACTGCAAGAAATTTAATCCAGAAAGCGTTTTGGATTTTGGATGTGGAACTGGCGTTTATTCCGAAGTTTTAAGGCAAGAAGGTTTTAATATTGTTGGTCAGGATATATTTAAAAGTCATCGAGATTATTGCAAAGAAAATTATCCTTTGCTAAAGGTTTATCAAAAGCCAAAAGAAGCCGATTTAATGCTTTGGATTGAGGTTGCTGAACATATGAACGACCAACAGATTGCAAAGGCTTTAAATGCAGTAAAACCACGAATTATTTTATTTTCCTCAACACATAATAAAACAGATTTTGATCAGGCCTGGGGACATATTAATATTAAAAGCGAAAAAGAATGGATTGATTTATTTAAAGGTTTAGGCTTTAAGTTAATAGAGAAACCAAAAACTCCAACTGTATGGGCGTTAACGTTCCAAAAAATCTAATTTACTTCATTTACTACGGAGGAAAAATAACACATTACCATAAGCTTAATTTAAGCCTATTAAACAAATATTGGAGCTTATTTGATGGTAAAAAGGTGGTAAAGGTTGCCATTGATGGAAGATTGTTCCTAGAGCCTTTAAAATCGCTTTTGCCAAAGGACTGCCAAATTGAGTTGGTTGAAAATAACCGCGTCTTAGGTGAGTCCGTGCATTTTATTGATTCAATTAAACGCGTGAACGATGGGATTACGTTTTATGCACATTGCAAGGGAGTATCTAGACCAATTTGGCGAGGCTTAGACCTTTGGATTGAGCATAGCTACAAAGGAAACTTGGAAAATATTCCAGACCTTTCTAATAAACTATTTTCAGGCGTTTGCGGTAAGCTTTTGCCTTGTCCTCCATACGTTCCGCAAAACTTCCATTATTCAGGCTCTTTTTATTGGTTTAATACAGAAAAAGTAAAGGTTAGATTGGGTAAATATGAAATGGATAGATATTTAACCGAGCGCTTCCCAGCTATAATTGCAAAGCCAAGTGAATGTTTTTTTGGATATCCTAGCTCAGAAAAGAATTTGAACTTTTACGACGAAAAAACGTGGACCAGACTTTAAAGATATTTTACTCGAATCCTTTTGACTTAAATAAAAATATAGGTAAAGCCTATAATGAATATTTAATGAGTTTAAATGCTCAAGACGATGACTGGATAGTAATGCAAGATGGTGATATTTTGTATTTAACGTCCGATTGGGGAAAAAGAATTTACGATGCTTTGGCTTTAGATGGAGATAAATTTGGATTGATTGGATGTTACACTAACAGATTAAGAGCAAAGCATCAACTCCATAAAAACGAGTTTAGTTACGATCTAAACGTGCGGGACCATTACGAAATCGCAATGGCCTATCAAGGCGAAGGCATAAAAGAAATAAAGCAGTATGTTGCTGGATTTTTTATGGCTTTTCAGTATAAGACTTGGAAAAAAATTAAGTTCGTTGAAAATAGTTTGGCCTTTGATTCTTTGTTTTCTATGCGAGTTAAAGAGCTAGGTTTCAAGATTGGATTAATTAGGTCGTTATATGTATTCCATGGCTACCGATTATGGTCTGATTTTGAGCCTTGGAATGATAAAAAACATTTGACAAAATAAATAGTATCTTTATGATAAAATTACTCGTGGACTTAGTCCCCTTTCAAAAAGGCGAAATAATATGCGTAGGGAAAACCTACAACACTTATTTGGTCAATAAGGGACTAGCCGTATGGATCAAAGTTGAAAAACAAGACTTTAAAACAAAATGAGCAAACCTTTAGACATTAGATATGCTTCGCAAGTAGCTACTGAGCCAATTACCTTAGCAGAGGCCAAGGCTTGGCTTCAAATAGATTATTCCGATTGGGATAGCTTAATTACAAATACCTTAATTCCAGACGCAAGGATTGAATCAGAGAAAGCTTCCGGTATGCTTTACGTTCAAAGAAATGTGGTTATCACGGATAATAAAAGAGCTGAGAGAATTTATCCTATTGGGCCTTGGGTAGCTGATGTAACAACAGACGAAACTGAGGTAACTAATTACACTTATACGGCTGGATTTAACAACTCTAATCCTTTGCCTCAAGATTTAAAAATAGCAATGCTTAAAAGAATTGCAACTGAATTTCTTTATAAGCAAAATATTATTAATGAGCAGGATTATTACGCTCAAAAGAATAGCATTACCGCTGAAACTAAGTATAGAGCTGATTATTTCGTATAAAAATGAACTTTGGCCAATATAACGAGAAAATATCCTTTATGGGATTTTCAAATACTAGCGATGGAGCTGGAGGTATTTTATCTAGCGCAGTTTCTGTATTAACAACCTTTGCAAGGGTTAAACAAACTAGAGGATCGGATGCGATTGAATCTAACGACTTAACTTTGCCTAAAACTTATTCAGTTGGCATTCAATATAGAAACAACTTTACTCCTAACGAAAATTACCAAATCTTTTATAGGAGTAAGTATTACAAAATAACCTCAATCGTTTTAAATGAGGAAAGACAAAAAATGGAGTATTTAATAACAATGGTTGGCATCTAATGGCGGTAACTGTTAAAGGATTGGATAAGGCTTTAGCTGACCTAGATAAAAAAGGTGATAAAGTTATTGAGGCAGTAAAAGAAAAGCTTGCCGATGTAGCTACAGAGATTGAAATTAAAGCTATACAAAGAGCGCCAAGCCAATGGGAAGGATTGCCATTATCAATTAAGCAAAGAATTGATAAAGTTGCTGAAAATAACGGTTTAAATTGGCGAGTAGGCGTTCAAAGCGGAAGTTCTGATTTTGAAATTGAGGCTTGGCTTGAATTTGGAACGGGACTAAGTGCAAGGGAAATATTAGGTCGACCTCAATATACTCCAGAAATAAGGGCAGTTGCTCAAAGATTTTATAGAAATGGTAAAGGGCGAATAATTGGACAACCTTATTTATTCCCCTCTTATTTTGAAGCAACTAATAATTTAGTCCAGGAAATGGAAAAAGAAATAAACGACAATATCAAATGAGAGAAATAGCAACCGATATTCGAGTATCTGTTTTAAATGCAATCACGCCTTTGGTAGTTAGCGCGACTACAATTCCCGTTAGGGATACTTTTATGCCTCCAAGCGTTACAATTCCAGACTTTCAAACTGGTAAAGCTTATGTTTTATTAACAGATCAAAACGAAGCAGAAACAACAAATAATGATTGCTCAATTAGGCAAAGCGTCAATTTCAATATTAATATTATTACCAAATTTCCTGTAGGTAGCGGAGGTAAAAAGGCAAGCGAGTTAATTTCAAATGCAATTCAGTTAAAAATGACTGAGGATTACCTTATTTTACCTGGAGATTTGCAGCTAATTAATATCCGCAAAAGTTTTTCAAGGGTTCAAATAGAGCAAGGGACTACAGAAATTGCCTATCAAAAAATTCTTGGCTATACCTTGGATATTTTTCAAGTATCTTGATAAATAAAAATTTATGTATATTTGTTAAAACGAATAAGCTATGGCAACCTATCAACTTGGAAATTTCTTTACATTCGAGTGGAACTCTCTTCCAGTCGTTTGCAAAACTTCCGCTTCTGTTTCTATTTCAAATGAGTCTGTAGTTGTACGAAATGACTGCACGGGTGATTACGGAGTAAGACTTGAAGGCGGAGACAAATCTGGTTCATTCTCTTTTTCTGGAGACTTGGACTTTGCTTCAACTGGAGCTTCTAATCTTTCAGCATTTGATTTGATGGAAGATATTGGTAAAGTATTTGAATTAATTTTCGGTGGAGTTGATCCAGGTGATAAAATTATTACCGTTGATGCTCAACTTAATTCAATCGAAATTACTGCCGAGAGAAACTCACAAGTTTCTTTTACCGGTACTTTTGACTTTGCTGGCGCTCCTGCAATTACAGTAATACCAACCTAAAAATAATTTATGGCTAAATACCATTCTGCGCCTTATAAGGAGGCGGAAATTTTCTTTTATCCTAATTTAGGAGCTTTAGCAAATTTTGAGGATTTTACAGGACAAGGAATTTCAGAGGCCTTTAGCGGTAACTCAATCCCAAGACTAGATTTAATCTATGCTTTATTAATTGAATGCCACAAGGTGGCTTGTATAAGAAAAAGTATAAATCCTATTTCTCTAGAAGAATTAAAGATTTGGGTTGAAGGCCCGGATGTAATGAAGTTATTTAACGAAGTACTTGCTGATTTGTTGTTGGAACTTGGCCTTGGGGAAACTCAAGAAAAAAAAATTTAAGTCAAGACCAAGAAGAGCAAGAAACTTATTCAGCGAGAGAGAATTTAATGCTGATCGTGGGTAGAACAAAAATACCATACGATCAGCTTTTTGCTTTATCCCGTAAAGAGATAAAAGCATTAATTAAAGGTCACGAAATAGACCAAAAGGATTTAGTAGAATCTTTAAGAGTTCACGCAATTTTAGGTCTACAACCTCATTTAAAGAAAGGAGCTAATATTAATCCAATGCAAATTTGGCCTTTGCCTTGGGATAGCAAGCCTAAACCATTTCAGTCAAATGACGACGATTTTGCTAAAGCCAAGAAATTGTTGGAAATTGCATCTAAACTAAATAAAAATGGCAAATCCAAGAATAGAAGTTGAGATAGGCGCAAAAGTAGAAGGCTTATCGGCTGGAGTAAACCAAGCAACAAGCCAACTTGATAAACTAGGAAAAGCGGCTCAGACAACCGCTCCACAAGTTCAAAAATTAACTCAAGCAACTAGTGGATATAATTCTGTAGGTATTGATTTTGCTAGAATCATTCAAGATGCACCATTTGGAATTATTGGGGTTGGTAATAACATTACACAATTAGCTGGCTCTTTTCAAGTATTAAAGAATCAAACTGGATCAACAGGTGCAGCTGTAAAAGCTGCTTTAGGTTCAATTCTAAGCTCTGGAAATGCTTTAGTTTTGGGTATTTCAATTTTGACATCTGCATTTACTTTTTTACAGATGAAAGGATTTTTTAAGACTGAAGAAGCAACCAAAAGTTTAGACGAAACTTTAAAAGATTATCAAGAAACTTTAACTGGGGTTGCAGCGGCTACTTTAAAGGGTGCGCAAGATGCTCAAAAAGAATTAGCGGTTTTAAAAAGCTTAGAAATTCAAGCTACAAATACTGCGGTAAGTACGGATAAAAGACTAGAGGCGGTTAATGAATTACAAAAGCAATATCCAGATTATTTTGGTAATCTAACTAAAGAGCAAATTTTAAATGGAGACGTTGGAGATGCTTATTTAAAGGTAGCTGCTAATTTGTTAGCTAAGGCTAAAGCACAAGCGGCAACAAATCAAATTGCTCAAAATGGCATTGACCTTTTAAGAATTGAAACAAAATTAGAGGAGCAAAGAGCTAAAAGATTACTAGAAACTTCAGCAGCTCAAGCCCAAATTGACGCTTTAATAGAAAAAAGACAAAAAGAAGGTTTTTTAACTCAAGGAGATTTACAGAGATATGATACTTTAATTAAAAGCATAAATACCTCAAATGAATCATTAAAAGAAGAAGAAACTCTAAAACAAGAAATTGCAAGAATAAATAAAGAAAATGACCAGTTAACAAAAGAGATTACTAAACAAATTGAGGCTGGAGCAACATTTACAAAAGCTACAAAACAAGAGGCAGAAGGTGTAAAAAGGACTTTTGAGGATATTCGTGACCTTGATTTTTTTGTAGAAACCGCTGGCGCTGAAAGAAGGGGCGCTTTTTTTGAAGATATAGAAAAACAATTAATCTCAATTGAATCTGGAGTTGCTAGTACTAGAGGTATTTATACTCAAAATATTTCTGCAATTACTAAAGCGAATGAAGCTCTTTCTCAATCTTTACAAGGTACTGGAATAAGCTCAGAACAGTTTTATGCAGCTATAGCTAATGGAGCTGCTCAAGGATTTAGTTCTTTAGAATCATTTATATCTAAACTTTCAGAAACTCAAGCATTTATTAATAAAACTTTTGAAATATTAGAGCAAGGTGCAGAAAATACTTTAGGAGATGTTGCATTTGCTATTGGAGACGCTTTAGCGAGTGGAGGTAATGTAATAAAAGCAGCTGGAGCCGCTTTACTTGGTGGATTGGCTGGAATATTAAACCAATTAGGACAATTAGCCATTTCGACAGGGTTAACAATTGAATCAATTAAAAAAGCTTTAAAGACTTTAAAAGGACCCGTAGCGATTGCAGCTGGAGTTGCTTTAGTTGCTTTAGCTGGATTTGTTTCCTCAAAAGCAAAAAGTCTTGGTACAGCTAGTCTTGGAGCCGGTGGCGGTGGTGGAGGTGGTGGTGTTGCAGTTGGAGGTGCTGGAGTTGGCGGAGGCTCTTCATTTGTAGGCGGCGCACAAGGTGGATTATTTCAGCAAAATAGAGACGTAAGTGGTGAATTTGTAGTTAGGGGTCAAGACCTTGTATACGTTTTAGGACAAGCAAATAACAGAATAAATAAAGGATAATGAATGACTACAGGCTAATTTCCGCAGTTAGGACTGGATTAGGTACAATAACAATTAATGGCGTTGCTCCTGTAGAATTTTATACCGAAGGCGACGTTTTAACGATTGCAATAACTCCAGAGTCTGGTTTTCATACGGCTAAATGGTATGCAACTCCTGGAAATACTTTAATATCGTCCGCTTTATCATTTAACTATACAATGCCAGCTCAAGACGTAAAAATGTACGTTGAATTGACTGGACAAAATACTCCTGTAAATGATTACGGCTTAAAATACCAAGGCGGATATGCTACGAATTACGGAGGCTTGGTTTGGGATTTGCAAATACAAAAGCAAGGCTATTCTGGTGCCGTTACTCCTTTATTGATTAACGATATTACCTATAATTGGGGAAATACAGGAGACGATCCTTTAAATACGTTTATAGGCTCATCCGTAGATTTTACCATTGCTGGAGAAACTGGAGATTTTAATGAATTTCTAGTAGGCGGAAACAGAACTTGGAAAGTGGTTTTAAGCCAGATTGGAACAAATAATGTAATTACAAATTGGCAACAAGTTACAAATACTAACAACTTTATTGGAGTTGCTTTTGGTAATGAGACTTTTGTAGCTACTCGCTCAAATGGAGTTCATTATTCAATCAATGGAATTACTTGGAGTGCAACTAACCCAGTTGGTTTTGTTGGAGGTAAAATTGCCTTTGGAAATGGTTTATTTGTAAACGTTGGTATTTCTGGAGGGACGGCTTATGTTGCGACTTCTTCAGATGGTTTTGTTTGGACAAGCAGAACTCCAGCCTCAAACGATTCTTGGTCAAACATTGCTTACGGCAACGGATTATTTGTTGCAGTTGCTCAAAGCTGGAGTATTGGAGGTGGAATAATGACCTCTCCAGATGGAATTAACTGGACTTTACGAGCAGCGCCAGCGGTTAGCGGAGGTTTTACAGATATAGCTTATGGAAAAGGAATTTGGGTTGCAACCGTAAGCGGTTCACCTGGTACAATAGTAACTTCTTATGATGGAGTTACTTGGAGTGACCAAACGACTGGATTCTCAAGTTTAACCGTCTATTATGCCAACGGATTGTTTACAACTAGCAAAAAATATTCTGAGGATGGTATTAACTGGAACTCTGCAACCTCTCCAAATACTGCGGTTTCTATAACTTACGGAAACGGCTATTTTTACGCCGTTACAGATACTGAAATAAAATACCTATATTCTATTGACGGAATTACTTGGACGGCTATAAATACGCCTAACCTATCAAATTTTAAAGATATAACATTTGGTAAAGATACCTTTGTAACTGTTGGTAGTGGAGGAACAAATAGAATTAATTACCTTTTATTTGAAGGTTTAAACCCTTATTTCTCAGGCTATATTGCTCCTGACTTTATTACTTCCCAATTTAAAAGCGGACAGAAATTATTTGAGTTTACTGCTATAGATGGAATAAAAGGATTTGATTCTATACGTTCTAATTTCTCTAGTTGGCCTGATCCAAGAACGCAAGCTTTATCTGCTATTATTGGCGCATTAAATCAATCATTTGTAGATCAAAGGGAAGTCGTTATTGGATGCGAGGTACACGAAACAAGAATGGACGACTCAATAACTCCATTTAGGCAATTTAACGTTCCTTTAAATGCAGTTTATTCAGATGGAGAAACGGCTAAATTTACTAATGGAGTAAGGATAGAAAATGAGCAGTTATATTTAAGTGAAACAATAGAAAGGATGGTTAATCCATTCCTTTGCCGTGTATTTTTGTGGGAGGACAAGTTTTATGTTATAAGACTGCCAGAATTTATGAAAATAAGCTATCCGGCTTATACTTTTGATCCATATCAAAGCTTGCAGGCTACAACAAATATTCTTAATGGCGACGATATTAATGCGGACATAAATAGACCAGAGGAAACGGCAAGGAGAGTATTTACGGAGTTTAATTCATTTCTAAACCTTGGTATTTTAGATAAAGATAGCCAAGGCGGTGTTTTTGATGCTAAATTTGCGTCTCCAGAATGGGGTTTAAACTCTTCAGCTTCGCCTTATCCAAATACTTACCAGCTTTTGCTTTGGGATTACGTTAGGGCAATTCCTAGCAATCAGCCTAGTAGCGTTCCAAGTGGTTCAACTGCTTTGGTTCAGTACGTTTCCGATTCTAGCGGTGAATATTGCCAGATTTGGACTACAACAACAACTTCTGGAACTAGTGACCCAAATATTAGCTGGATTTCAGCTAATAGCTCAAGTACAGGCGGAGCAATTACAATAGCACAAGAAACGGCAAATACAATTAGCTTGTCTTTTGAATATATGGTAGAAAGGGTTTCAACAAGCTATTCTTTAACGCCAGCGGCTGGTACGCATTCAGTTGGTGTAATGGTAAAAATTGGAAATCAATTTTTATATAGAGACACCTCAACAACTTTTGATTGGACAGGAACAACAACTGTAATGCAATTTGCGGTTACGGCTGGCTCTGTTTTTAATTCAATCGCAATTAATAATATTCCAGTCCCTACGGATGGCGAAGTAGAAATAAGACTTTACCAATTAATTTGCAATTCAGGGACGGCAAATAGATATGTAATTAGATACAAAAATTTAAGTTTTAAGATTGAGAAAACTGAAGGTTTATCTCTGTCTAAATTAGGAGTTAAAGCGGTTACAGGTTCGCCTTATTCTAATGTGCATCCTGATTACAATACCTATATTGGCGATGCGATTACAAATAATAGCGCAAGTGCAATAAAATTGCTTTTGGCTGGCGATCCTGTTTCGGAAGGTTGGTCTAGAGATGGAGTTGAGGATTTACCTTTATTAGATATTATTGTACAAGAATTAGCTAACTTGAAGGGGCGAACTAATTACAGAATTTTAGCAACTTTAGAAAGAAGAGAAATAGTGCCGTATAGATCATTTTTGTACAATGGTAGATATTGGGCATTAATTAGCTACCAATTAAATTGCAGAACCGGAACGGCTCAAATTGAATTATACGATTTAGGAATTGAACCAGGAACATAAATGGCAGACGTAAATATTAGCAAATACAGGGCAAGCGTTGTAAGGGATGGCAGTAAACCAGCTACTCAAGGCTTTGTTGTTTCTGAAGGGCAAGACCCAGTCAATCCTCCGGGCAATGCTCAAAACCATTTACCAGTAACAATTAATGCAACGGCTACAGCATTAAGCATTACAGAAAGCCAAATTTTAAGTGGTGCCGGTACGGTTGGCCAATACATCCGAGGCGATG